AACCCATCCGAGTCTTCTGAACGTTCGGGCATGGCGGGAACAAGCGTAGTGCTGTGACGGGTACGTTTGGTAACATTAATAGACTGTAACCAAACACATGAGATTAATCCAGAGGGAATATCATGGCAAATGCTAAGAAATCTTCAAGCAAGCGCAGCCGATCGGCGAAGAAAATGACTCCGGCAGTTCGATACCTTCGGTATGAATTGACGAACAGTGGGACTCCTGGCACAGAGACGTCTCACTTTATCGACCTCGCCAAGGATCTTTCTGCCGTCAACCGCAGATTGATGAGGCAAGGTCGCAGGTACCATATTAAGCGAATTACTGTTGTCAGTAAGAACACCCAAAACTTTGGTAATAGGGTATCCTTCTCGACAGCTCCAGAATCTTGGGTTACCCAGATGGCATGGAAACGTGGCGCAGAAGTGTGGAAGGAAATGAACAAGCGAGCGATGGTTAACGTCGCCGGTTCAGACATTTCTGGAACATGGGCCGATTATAAGGTGTATCTAAGTTTAGATCACCGAAGCGGTACAGTATTGTCACCACTAGATAATGGTGCCAATTTTGTGAGTGCAGGGGAATGGGTCTACAGCGTTTACCAGTCACCAGACGGTACAACTAGCGCAGACGCATTTGACGCACACCTATTGGGGAATCATTCAGGTTCCCCTCCACCTATCGGGACCGGTAGAAACTCGGTTGGACTTGTCAAGTCGTACGGAGAGTCACGAGCTACAGTCAACTTTGGAGACCCTTCAGTTCCGGGTACCATTTCCGATGACCCGCTTGTCAATGTCTTTGACTATGGTACTGAAATCGACGAGGTGTTGAACCGCCTCGAGAGTGATAACGATACACCACCATACGACCAGGTGAATTACCCGGGCGATGACGGCAACATGCCGAAGCCACTAGTTGTTCAAGACACGACCCTCGTCGATGGAAAATCAACTGTTGGCGGATTCACTGCAATGTGTGGATTGATAGAGATCGAATCAACCGCAACAGAAGCTAATGACATTTTCAGTGTCCTCGTGGAGCTTGCCCCTGGTAACTACCGAGGTATCAAGGCGGACGTGATCTGATGGCAACACCAGATACAGCAGCGCAAGTTGCTGAGGCCGCAGTCGATACAGCCCGTGGCGCAAGCTTAGTGGCGCATGTCGTGGAACGACGATTAGAATACCTCATTGGAACTCTAATCGCTCATCAACTCGGTCTTTTAGATCAGTTGGTCACATACGGTTCCGGAATGTGTTAAGCATGGGGAAGAAGTACGTCCCACCGTACGACCGGAAAGAAAAGCACCTACCTGAGTGCAACTGGTGCGGACCTGGAACGAACGTGAACCGACGCATCAGAGAGGGCGTTCAACCAATGAGCGCACTGGACAAGGCATGTATGCAACATGACATGGACACCGAATCAAGAGGCCCCAGGAAAGCTAGAGGCGATCCAAAATTGATGAGGGCGAGCGATGCGAGATTGGCACGAGCGGCTAAGAAGATCGCTCTTGACAGCAGAACAAGCAAAAGACAGAGAGCATTGGCGTGGGTCGTTTACCGAGCGATGAAAATGAACAAATGGCGAAAAAGTCGTGGTGGCGACTTGGATGTCTGAAGACTTGAACGAAGTGTTTATGTAACATGACATGTACCCTGTAACATGGAGAACAATCCAAAACTGTACTGGCGAATAAAACGGAATGACGGAAAATGGACGTACATTCCGGCGATTTATGATTTACACAGAAATCAGGTGAAGCATCCAAACGGTGAGAAAGTCACACTTTGGTGGCCTTCACCATATGAGTATCGTACGGAGGAAGAATGATGGTAGGCTCGTGGATCACGTGCATACATTGTGGCAGATCGAATCTTACGGCAACCGCTCTCACGGAGCATGAGTGTTGCTTCTCCTGTTACATGAAAGGAAAGGGCCCAGGTGAACTCGCATGAACTGTAAGAAGTGCGAAAAGGTGTTGGAATTCCACACCGACGCCTGGCCAATAGAACTCCAACCTGGAGTCTGGACAGAACTTTGGGTTTGCCCAAACTGTGGGGATGAGTATGTCGCTTAAGGGACGAATCCATCCAATACATCGTATCTGGCATTGCCGGCGATGTTATCATAACATGATCTCTGCGGTCAAGCGGCAGAAGTGCCCGATGTGCCGTACCCTGGCTCGTCAGCAAATCAACATGGTTGTTGAAGGGTGGGTCTTTTGATAGAACCCACGTGCAAGAATCGAATTCGATCTACAGCAAAATGCCGTCGGGCGTGCTGTAGAAGAAAGACAGTTATTGTAGCTACAAAATCAACTGTCCAATCTCGACTCGTGAAGCGTTACTCTACACGGTCGTTGCGTGAACTGGCTGAGGAGCGAATCAATGCAATTGGGGCGAGCGGCGCAACAGTACACGGATTGAATCTCCCCGATTCGGGGTCACGGGTCCGGAAGGATTTAGGACCTTCACCTCCGGTAAAGCGGCAGGAAGATGCGAAGTGATGGCTGAACAACCCATCCGAGTCTTCTGAACGTTCGGGCATGGCGGGAACAAGCGTAGTGCTGTGACGGGTACGTTTGGTAACATTAATAGACTGTAACCAAACACATGAGATTAATCCAGAGGGAATAT